GGCGCAGCTTTTAGCTGGTGGTGATGAGGATGATCCACAATCTCTTGGCTCTTTTGAGCGCCGTGCGTTTGGTGCGGGTGGACCCGGAGGTAAAATAGGTGGTATCAACTATATGGCAGAAGGTGGAGATCCTATGTATTTTCCACGCCGTAATGGCGGTATAGGACCGGGCGAGGGATCAGGAACAAAAGATGATGTTCCTGCTTTGCTGATGGATGGAGAGTTTGTTATGACCCGTGATGCGGTAAAGGGCGCTGGCGGCGGGAGCCTAAAGAAAGGCATAAATAACATGTATAACATGATGGATGAGTTTGAGAGGATGGCGTAATGGCTGTACAAACTGTAGAACAAGTCCAGCGCCTAGCGCCGTACTTAGAAGGATTAGAAAAAAGAATATTGCAAAGCGCCTTTGGTGAATTTGATGGCGATGAGCAAAAGAGTAAAGGCCTTCTTGATACACCTCTTAATCTGCCACAATTCCGAGTAGCTGGTCTTGATCCACTGCAACAACAAGCGTTGGCAGCAGCACCACAAATGTTCGGCTCTTTTGCTCCTGCTCTTAGGACAGCATTAGGACAGACAGGTGCAAGTCAGTTAGCGTTGGGCGCTGGATTGGGTTCTTTGATGGACCCTGCTACATCCATGGCACGGTTCTTCAATCCATTTGAAACACAGGTTGTAGATCAAACTCTTGAAGATATAGCCCGTGCGGGTGAGATTCAGCGTCAAGGTATTGGTGCTAGAGCCGTAGGCGCAGGTGCTTTTGGTGGATCTCGTCAAGGCATTGCAGAAGCAGAATTAGGTAGAAATGTACTGGATAGACAAGCTAGAGCAGCGGCTGCATTACGCAGAGGTGGTTTTGAAACGGCCTTAAAAGGCTCACAGGACGCCGCTCGTCTAATGGGTGGTCTTGGTCAAGCATTTGGCTCTTTGGCTGGCACAACGGCTGATATAGGTCGTGTAGGGTCAGAACTTGGTCGTGCTGATCTTGGCATGCTTACGCAACTTGGCGATATTGGTAGAAACTTCCAATCTCAAGTTCTTGAGGCGCAGCGTCAAAATCTGTTGCAACAACAGCAAGAGCCGTTTACTAGATTGCAGCTTGGTTCTCAATTGCTTAAAGGCACACCAAGCGGTAGCCTTGGATCAACGTTCAAATCTGCAACGACACCTGATACAAATCCATTCTTGGCTGGTATTGGCGCTTATACGACTCTGCAAGGTATTAAGCCTAGCGGCGGTGCGTCTTCCAATTAGGAGATATAGATGGCTGATCAACGTCCAATTCTTCCGTTAAGATCTGGAATAGGTCGAGTAAATCCAATAAACGTAGGTGGACCCGGTTCGGCAGAAGAGGCTTTCCGTAACAGGCAAGGTTTGTTACAAGGTATTTTAGGATCTTTTGGTCTGTCTCCAGCGATTGATCAACAACGTCAAGATCAAAATATATCTAACTTACAAGCCCTGCGCTCTAATATATTAGGGACACAATCTTTAACTAGTGGTCCTGAATCTCAAGTTGACATTGGAGCGCAAGAACCTCCTCTTAAAAAAGGTCTTGGAGAAAGTATATTAGATGCAGTCAAAATAAAACCAGAGGCACAAACAGCTTTTGGTGATTTGGTAGATTCTATAGGGTCAATAGTGGCTCCAACAGATGGCTTTGGCAACTTACCACAACGCCGAATACTTGAAGAAGGTATGGATGGTCCAAGCCCAGAAGATTTAAAAGGTTCTTTAGCAGATCAACAAGCTGCGGCTGGAAGGATACGCGAACAATTTCCTAATAGAAGTGATGATTTTATTTATGGCAAGGGGTCCGAAAATAAAGGATTCAAAGCGGGTATGGATGGGCCTGAACCAGAAGATCTAACCAAAAATGAAGTTCCGGGCGCTGATAACCCAGCAAAAAAAGCAACTGTTAACGCTCTTGACGAATACCTTAAATCAGCTAGGCCCGGTGTGGCTCCTAAAGACTACGCTGCATATATGAAAGAATTTGCTGATGCCACTGGTTTAGATATTTCTGGTCAGCCAGACAACAGTCAGGCTTTAATGGCTTTTGGTTTAGCTTTGATGCAAAACAAAGCTGGTAAAGGTTTTGATGTAGGTCAGATATTATCTGCAACTGGCGCTGCTGGTGAGAAAGCGTTGCCAGCTTTAGAGAAAGCAAGAGCCAACGCTAAAGCAATTCGTGCAAAAGCCGGAGAGTATGCTCTTGGTCGCACTAAGGAAGATCGAGCAGCGGCTATGGCTCGTGAAGATTTTTATATTATACCAAAAGGTGAAATAGGTGGCCCTCTTGGTGTTGTAGAAGCAATTACAAAAGGAAAAGGTAGTTTTGAAAGACTTAATTCCTATGAATTAAACAACCTTGATACTAACGAAGAGTTTAATCGTGAATACGAAATTGTTAAAGCATCTGATTATGCTGAACTTGCGAAAGAAGCTTTAAAAACTCCAGAAGTAAAAGATTTATATCAAGGTGGATCCGAAATGATCGCTTTATTTGATGGCGCTCCAAAAGATATTGGGCTTAGAGTGCAGCTTCCAGATTTAAACAATCCAAAAGCTAGAGGGATGAAGCCGGGAATACAAGGTGGAGCCGCTGAGTCTATCCAATATGTTCGTGACATGGAGCAAGATTTACAGAAACAAAAAGAGTTTTTTGGTGGGGTAGCTGGCTTATTAAACAGAACAGGGACTGGTGCTGTTGAGCAAACAAGAAGCATGATTGTTCAAGGGTTAAGAAATCTTGGTCTTGATGCTGGTGGCGAAACAGATCCAATTAAGCAAATACAAGTCATGTTGACAGAGCTAAAAGCTAAAAATGCTGCTCAGATACTTGGAGAATCAGGAAAAACTTTATCTGACAACGACAGAGCAATGGTAGCCGAAATAGTGGGTGGAATATCATTTACAGAAGGTGATGAAGCTTTGTTAGTTCAAAAACTTGGAAGATTGTATGACGCAGTTGTTGGTAAAGCAGAACAAAATCTTAATCAAGCTTACAGAACGCTTGACGCATATGGTGTTCAATATGGCAAACCAAAAAATGATCAAGGTGTTCGTAAAGGACAGGATGATGAAGGCGAGTTCATTGATGTAACCTCGCAGTGAGAGTTTAATGGGATTTATAAGAGTAAAAACAGATGATGGTATGCAACGTGTTCGTATTGCTGGTGATGAGCCAACAAGTGAAGAGTTGTCTAAAATACAAAATTATTTTTCGCCATCATCTAAAGAAGTTCAAAGAACCTCTTTTGCTGATTTAATGAATCAAGTAAGATCCGCATCTCGTGATGAGGGTTTTGATTACGAAACTGGTGCCGACTCTGGTTTACGAGCCAAAATATCTTTTGGCGAAACTGCTGAAGAACAAGAAGCTATTCTTGCTAAAGAAGTGGGAATAGACGGTTACACACGAGATTCTTTCGGTAGGCTTGCTTTGACGCCAGAAGGTCAGCGTAAAAGAGGTATGAAAAATATTACTGGAAACTTGATTATTGAGGATGAAGGATTTTCTGTTGGTGACATAGCTGATCTTACAGGTATTTTACCAGAAACCATAGGGTCAGTCGCTGGCGCGATATTAGGCTTACCCGGAGGTTTAATTGGATCTTCAGCAGGGGCAGCGGTTGGAGCGGCTGCGGGACAAACTATAGAAGAGGGTATTGAATCTCTTCTTGGTGTTCAAAAACAAACATTAGGAGAAGTGGCTGGAGATGTGGCAACTGAAGCCGCAATTGCAGGAACTGTTGAACTTGTTACTCTGGGTACCTTTAATGCAATTCGTGGTGGTTTAAATATGGGCAAAGGTGCTTTGTCAAAACCGTTAGAGCAAGCGACTATTGAGGGTTCTGAACGTGGTGCTAGATTAATAGAGGAAGGAGCCGCCCCTAGTTTGGAAAGACTTGGCGCACCAGCTACTTTATCTTACGCTCAAAAACTTGCAGAAGGAGCAACAAAAGATACAACTCGTGTTTTAAAAAATACTAACTTTGCTTTAAATAAGGTTGAAGAATTAAAAAATATTGTTGGCAAGGCTGAGATTGACGATGCTGGAGCAGCATTTTCTAATGTTGCAGGACGTAGGTTTACAGAACTGAAACAAGCTCAAAAAGAAGCGTCTGACGCATCCATGAAAGCCGTAAAGGACAGCATTAATGTTATTGAAAGATCTCTTGATGAGGGGTTTGATATAAATGATTCTACCTTGCAAGCAATAACCGGAGCATTTCAAAACTTTAGTCGTGTAAGTGGTGGTCAATTTCGCGTAATGGATGAAATGTTAAGCAAGCTTCAGTTTGAAGACGCATCGGGAGCAGTTAAAGATGGAGCTAAAGCCAGAATAATAAATACGAATATTTTAGAAGGTGCCGTTAAAGATTTAGAGGAAGTTGTTGGTTCGCGTAGCGTTTTACCACAACCAGTTCAACAGGCAATGCGAGGCATCGAAGAACTTTCTACAAAAGGCAAGGGAAAGGCTTCTTTTGAACAAATAGCTAATCAAAGAAAATTAGTAAATGATGCCTTATTTGATAATGATCTTGGAAGCGCGACAACCGAACAATTGTTTAAATTAAGAGCAGCTTTTGACTCAACACTAGAAGCTGTAAATTTAAAAGAAATAGAAGGTTTAGCAAGAGGTCAGAAAAAACAATTATCTGCTATTGCAAAACAAAGAGAACTGGCTTTCAACACTTATCGTGAAGGTTTAAAAGTCTTTGATGATTTGCAAAAGTTCGGTGTTATTAGAAATATTAAAGCAGCATCAAAAGATCCTAGATTTAATGTCGATCAATTTTTTAAAAAAGTAATACGACCAAACTCTCCAGAGAGGTTAAAAGCTGTTTTTGCTGCCGTTGACAACCCAGAAATTGTTCGCAGTCAATTGGCTCGTGCGTATTTAGATGATGCTATGCAACGTACAGGCGTTGATCTCATGGACCCAGCATCTTTTAATGGCATGCGTTTTATGGCGCAAATAGACAGTTTAGGGACAACAGGAAGAGAACTTTTTGGAGAAAGTTGGCCTCAAGTGCAGAATCTTTCTAAAACAATAGCTCAGTCAGGCCCAAATAAAATTGATGCTGACGTTGTTCAAAGAATTATGACACTCGATGCTGACAAACCGTTGATAGCTTCATTAAAAGAGTTGGCAGATGCCAAACAAGCTCTTGGTGCAGCACAAAAAACAAAAGTAATAAGAGATTTTAATGAAGGTATATTAAGTCCAGAAGACGCAGCAGCATACATTGCAAGTCCTTCAAGGAGTATAACTGAAATTAATCAGATTAAAAATTTCTTTAAAGACGACCCAGAGGCTTTAGACACTATAAAACAATTTGTTTTAAATGATATTGTAAGCTCTGTCGGTGATGATGTATTTACCGACACCACAAAAGCTCTATCTTTGGATAGATTGGTTAATAAACAATATAAGCCGGGTGTATTAAACGCTTTGCTTGGTGAAAAAACTGCTGAAGGTTTAAAGCAATTTGCTGGTGATTTAGCATATCTTGGAGATGTAGGTAAAGAAGGTGCTATTGTAGCAGCAACTTTTGCCGCTCATCCAATAAGTAAGGCCGGAGCTAAAGCTCGCATGACATTTACCTCTAAACTTTTTGCAAATGAAAGAATAATGAAAGCTTTTGCCAGAAAGGGTCAAGGATTGCCAGATCCACAAAGATTTGGTGGCAAAGTAGCAAACGCTTTAGATGCTGCTGTAGTTGGTGTGGGAGCCACCATGCGTCCAATAAGGCAAGCCGGAATAAGAGCCGCAATCGCGCCATCAGGACCAATACAACAAGACTCTGAACAAATTGTTGCAACAACTTCTCCTATACAAGCATCAGGACTTGGTGCAGTTGATGTAACGCAGCCTATACCACAAACAGGAACAATTGCACCTGTTCAGCCGCAAACATTTGATAAGAGTAAGATTCGTCAAATGGCAACAAACAACCCAGCGGTAGCACAAGCTCTTGGCATTCGTGGAGCAACAGCAGGATTACTATAATGAACATAGATCAATTGCGTGAAGAGCTTGCAGAGGACGAGGGCTGTAAGTTTGAAATTTATTTGGATCATCTTGGTCTGCCCACGTTTGGAATTGGAGCATTGATTAAGGACGGTGATCCTGAGTGTGGACAGCCTGTCGGCACACCTGTCGATGAAGAACGTGTCCGTCAAAGATTCAGTTTGGATATTGCAGTGACTATAGAGGACTGCAAGGTTTTATATGACGACTTTGATGATCTACCAGAAGAGGCACAGCTAGTCATTGCCAATATGATGTTTAATATGGGCAGACCACGCCTGTCTAAGTTTAAAGGCATGAAAGCTGGTATAGACGCTCGTGATTGGAACAAAGCGGCAGATGAGATGGTAGACAGCCGCTGGCACGATCAAGTGCCAAACCGCGCAAAGCGTTTGGTCAAGCGTATTAGAGATCTTGCTTAGTAGAACCTAATCCCTTACTAACATATTTGTTTTCATAAGCATCAGCAGCAAGTTTACTTATCTGCTGACGCACGTTTCTGTGTTCATCTTCAGCTAACTTTTTTAATCTGCTATATGTTGGCAAATCCACTGCAACAGACTTGTATTCCTTTGTATCAGCCATTATAATTTCCCATCT